TCTTGCCAGCGTTTGTCAGCCTCTTAATGTAGCGATAAACAGTCCTGTCCGAAACCTCCATCTTTTCTGCCATCGTTTTGACCAAGTCATTTGCTACCCAAGCTTTGCTACCCATTGCTTTTAGTAGGTCAGAATCGTTGATAGCTTTGTGCGCTCCAGCACGCTTTAAATTGTCTGGATTGAGGCAGTAGTTGGTCAAGAAAAGCGGATAGTGCCATTGCACCACGAAGCTGTCTAAGGGTGGGAAGTTACGGAGCGTGACCTCACAGGTAAAGCTCCTCTCATCCTCCTCATGTGCCGTAAGTACTACAAGCGAGTCTGGATTGCGTGCGAAGACACCACTGCCACTAAATCTGTCAATTGATTCACTTCCACTCTTGTTTCCCTTGCCGAAATGATGTGACAGAATGACGCTAAGATTGTGCCGAACTGCCAGTACCTCAAACTCATTCATCAAACTTGCCATATCCCCCGCGCTGTTTTCATCCCTGTCTCCCATCAACATATAATTTGGGTCAAGAATGATCGCCTGGTAGCCCTTGCCTTCGATCTGCTTCTCGATGATCGGGCGTATAGTTGTCAAGTCAGCAGCGTAACCCCTCAGCGTCCACACATCGAAGTCAGCCACTTGATCTTGGGTTAGATTCTTGGCCTTCACTACATCAGCTAGACGATTGCGGAAACTCCACTCTTGTATCTCGAAGTTAATGAACAGCACCTTCGCACGCTTGCACTGCTGCCCCCACCACAACCCCCCAACCTGTATCGACAGGGCAAGGTCAATCAATGCCCACGATTTAAAAGACTTACTGCCTCCACCAAGTAGCAATTTGCCACCTTGATGCAGGATGCCAGCGATTAGAATCTCTGGCTCTGGTAGCTTCTCCACCATCAATTCATCATAGCGTTTAATCGGTGGCCACTCGTCCGTCTTAGGTTTAATTCCTAGTGCTACTGCTGGTTCAATCATCTTACTTTCCTCCTTGGCAAAACCATAACAAGCTCTGCGTTTTGTCGTTTCTTTTTACACCTGGCATCCGTACTGGCTGACTTGGTTTGAAGGTAGCAGGGTCGCACCCAAGCGGGATAAGGAAAGCTTTAAGTTGATCGAACCATTCTTGCTTGGGCATCTCCAACCAACCATGCAAACTCTTTCCCGCAGTATCTACAACGGCGTACAACTTCATTTGGAATAAGTCACGCATCAATTGAAATACCGCACCCATCTGCGGTTTGGTCAAGACATCCGATTCAATGACAAGGTAACGGCGTGACAAAACATTCTCATTGGCTCGGCTGATAGTACCAGCCGCAAACACCCCAGCGGTCGTAAACTGACCGATGGGCGGTGTCTGTAGCCATTCGCGTGCCGTCTTAAAGTGAAGTGGGTGATTCCCACTATCCTTGACCCCACCTATCCATACGATGTCATCTGGTCGGAACAGCGACAACATGGCCTCGTACTGCGCCTGTGGCTCGTCTGGTATGGGGGTAGGCGATTCCTCGAACATATCCGCAGGGTCCCAATTGTAGTGGGTTAGGTAGCGTTGCTTGTTTGACTCTGCGATAGTCTTAATGCGGTCTAGTACTTCTGACTCTGGATCTTTCTGTATTACCAAGGGCCTTGGTATCGAAGTACCACCCGACATGATGTTTGCGGGTTTGTACAGCGGGTCGCTGGATATAGCACGCCTCAGCTTGCGGTTGGCCTCATCTCGGTATGGCGTGCAGGAGGAGTGCCAGCAGAAGATTGTAGGTGCGCCGTCAATGAACACTGTGGTATCTCGCACGCGGGTGTGGCTGGTATGCGCGGCTTCACCTGGGCATTTGCATAGTCCGTGATTCTCGGACTGCCAATCTACTTCCCCGACTATTGATTCAGCGATGCGTTGTGGTGTCATATGAAAATCTACATCTTTGTTTCAAGTGGTTCGACACACAGAAGGACCAGTCGCAGAATCTCTCTGCGCACCATGCGATGTACTCTTTCTTACTTCTCTTCTAGCTCCATCGCTTTGTGCGATGCAACAACAATATCTTCTGCCGTAATGTTTCGCAGAGCATTGCACCAGTACTGCGTCTTAGGAGTCTTGTTGCTCGCATCCTTACACTTCGCTTGTGGCAACCCACCATGAGGACGGCAAGGTGCGTGAGGACAAGTATCGGGTTTGAACACCGATACGTTCTTAGGGTAGTAAGTCATGCGGTCAGCGGGATCGTAACTTCCCCACAGCGACACACACGGCACATCTAACCCCGCAGCGATATGGTTGACTGAACTATCTGGAGCCACTACGAAGTCAGCGTTGGCAACCACAGGGAACAAGGAGCGAATCGCCTTGGTCGTATTGAACAAGTCAATCACCCTGGGATGATCCACCTTGAAGTTGTTTGAGTTATCTAGGCCGATAATAACAGCGTGATGCTTGGGGTAAGCTTCTAGCAACGCCAGCACCGCCTGTTGCCCCATAGCTGGCGGGTAGGTGCGGGTAGGTCCACTCGATGAAACGTGGTAGGCAAAGTAGGGATCTGGCAGTGGCCACTTACCCATCGCCTTTAACTCTTCGTGATCTGGCTCGATTAGATATAGAGATGGCCTACAGTACTTCGCCATCGTCTTCTCATCCCATACTCCCATCCACTCGTACACCCGCTGGTAGCAGTTGCCTGGGCCAGTGCCTAGCTTGGTGTTACCAACCTGACCACTGAAGAGATCGTCCGTGGGCAAGTGTGCATCATAACTATCCCACGCCTCCAGCGTGCAAGGTAGGGGGAATAGCTTCGCGCCTATGCCAGCGTACAGCGGTAAGTTGCGAGCAGGGGCGTAAACATCTACCACTCCACCCGACTCCTGCACCAGGTAATTAACGAATGCAGTAGCGATGACAGCATCCCCGATAGCACCAGCGCGGTACACTGCGGTTGCTCCTCCTGCTGCCCTACCCTTGGCGTATGGCTTAATCTTGTGAGGACAAGGAACAGCATCATCCCAAAGCGCACCAGTTAGCTCGTCTGGAATGACGTAGGTGTTGCGAGTGTGAAGTAGATTGTCATCTACCTTGTGGATTGAGTTGGTGTTATTGATCCAGAGTTTCATTTAGAGTTCTCCATTTTTGCCGAAACAACCGCAACATAGCACTTAGCCAAGTCATCAAGATCAAGCTTGCAAAGATTATGAAGCTCGCTTTCTGGAATGGTTGTCATTATTTCTTTTATCATTTCTTGTCTAACATTCATTTGTTATCCTCCATTACTTGGTTGATGCATCTGATGATTTCTGCCGCGACTTGCGGGACGATGGAATTTCCGACTCCTTTAATTCTGTCCACCCTATGGGGTATCCCATTAGCCATTCGCAAAACTCTGGGGTCATCTCTAAACGCATCCCTCTCTTTGCCCCCCCCCCAAGATACTCCGTCCTCGCAACCGCGTTCTCTATCGTGTCCCAAGCTCTGTGTCCTGTTTCCACTCGTTTCCAATTTACATTCTTCCATCTTGATGCCGCCACTGTTGGCCACAATCCAGACCCTATCCCTCTTATGATTGGCTCCAACGCTGCAAGCTGGAATAATGATCGGTTCGACTTCGTAACCTTCACCTTCCAGGTCAGTGCATACTTGGTCGAGTGCCATGTTGACAATCCCAACAACATTCTCACCAATGATCCAAGTGGGCCTTGCTTCTTGTATAACACGCAACATTTCTGGCCAGAGATAACGGACATCTTCTTTTCCCTTTCTTTGGGATTGCATTGCGACTGAGAATGGTTGACATGGAAATCCCCCTGTGAGAAGAGTGACTCCTGCGTATAGCTCGCCTCGTACTTCGCGGATGTCTTTGTGGCACGGCACATCTGGCCAGTGTTTTTTAAGGACTGCTTGGGCGTAGGGTTCGTTGTCACAGAAGCCAAGGGTTCTATATCCATTCCACCCTGCTGCCAAGGCAAATCCACCGATCCCACTGAATAAGTCGAGGTGTGTCTTTTCATTCACTTTCAAGTATTTCCTTTGCGATTAACGCCGCTGCATCCACCATCGTGATAATCTGAATAATGTCAACCGATCTTCCACGATCCGCGCGATTCTTCTCTACTACTAGTTTCTCCCTGGCAGTGAGAAGTATATCGCGTGACCATTTGAGTCGAGCCTTTGTCTCTACAAGCATTAGGCCGACTTCATTTTGTACTTAGGCTTTACCCCTGCGGAACGTAGCGCAATGGCTAGAATCTGTTTAGGTCCGCGCACCTTACCACCAGCACCGCGAGCCTTGCCTTTCTTCATATTGTCTGCACGCAATTCTTTAATGTTCTTTCCAATATCTTTTCCGAGCATATACTATTCTCCTTTGTATTCTTTCCACTCTTTCCAATTTGCTATATCCCATTTGAGCAGACACTTATCTGCTGGGTCGCAAAAATATACAAACCTATGTTTCCTTGTCCTTGGAACCATGACAGCATCCTCCATTGTCCTAGAATGCCTGCTGTGCTTGTTGCCAACCACCTTGTCACCAGATGATCTTTTATCTGATAGTCCAGTATAAGTCCAGTTTGTGGCCGCATAGATTGCCCCATTGTGACCAGCACCAGTATCGGCATAGCTTACAAGAATTAAGTATGGGCGTAGCCTAGAAAGCTCTCTTATGCTCCAGGCAATAAACCTACTTTCAGAGTTCTTTGGGCATCGGTCATCAAGCCACAATCTGTTTAGCTCATACACCCTGCTTGAATTATCTTCCCCGCAAATACCACGACAAAGGTGTGGAGATGCTGGCTTACCAAAAGATATTACCCCAAGCAATTCGCTTGAATTAAAACATCCAAAAGACCAACTACAGGGTACTGCCCTATGAGCATAATGGTTCTCAACAACCATATCATTAAGCGTCTGCGATTTTATAGTTCTGAATTTAAGTTGGAGCGCAGAGGTCGGAATTGCACCGCCGTCCTCCCCTTGGAATAGGGGAAGTTCTACTACTGAACTATCTGCGCGTAAATTTGTCATTTGTAATATGGCTTCGGAACTTCTGGTGCTTGCACCCCGAAACTTGGGTTCTCACATCTGCGACAATCGCGAAGATCAAAGTCAAGAATCTCGCCGTGATTAAGCATGATCGTAAATATTTTGTTATGATCTAATCCGTAGTCTGTCACCAGGAATGCAAGCCCCTCTCCCTTGGGAGTCATCATCCATAGTTCGGGATTGAGTTGGACTACTTCCACGCTGGTCCTGTAAACCACGCTACCAATACCCAGCGTGTACCCCAGATAGGAGCGCGAGCGCGATGCTCGATGTAGGATGGGAACCAGCAGCCAGCCCCCTGCGCTCGTATAAACCGAGCATTATCCAAGTCAGCCTTAACTTGCAATCCACCGCCCAGGTACTCGCTAGGATCGGATAAGTTGACTACAGCGGTCAGCTTCCGCACTGGAGCCTCGGAGGTGAAGGTATCGTAGTGCCACCAAAACTGTTGCAAGGGATTGTACTTTAGGATCTGCAACTGCTGGATGCCTTGGATGTCGAATCGCCATACATCGGCATTGATGCTGTCTGTTAGCTCTCGCATCACCTTGTATATCCACTCGTAATGCGTAGCGAAAGGAACCCAGCACGATGAGCAGCTTCTTGCAAATGACTTGCGTGTTGTGCCGTCCTTGTTCATCACAGTTGCACGCTTCATGCCCATGACCTCGGCATCCTGCCTTA